TAACAGTCTTAACCGGTCTTACTTCCGCCATAAATATAGCCCAAGCCCTGTAGTCTCAAGCCAGTCGCATCTGATCCCAGATCCATGCTCTTCGCAACTACAGTGAGGCCTGTTCCTAGCCACTAATAACATGGATCAGGGATCAGTTCTAGCTGTGCGTGTGTTTGGATCTCTTTCAATCTACTTTACACCACAACCAGAGGTTGTCCCAAGATTTAATAAGTTAAATCCTATGAAGTTCAAATTAAATCTTAATCAAATATAATGCTTGACTATCCTATTGTCAAGTGATAAAAAACATTTATGCAAATAAATAAAAAAACAAAAACAATAACAATAAATGGATTAGATTTGTTGAAAGCTATGGAAAATGCTAAAACACCTATTAATCCATTTTACAGACAGAAAGGAAAAAATGTCAAGAATAAGACTAAACCAAGAGTATCGGAACAAGATAGCAAATAGACTTCGTGTCCATGCTGAACAAGAAGATACTCACGAAAAACAAACTTATGACAATCTAAAAGCAGATCAGATTGACATAAATGACAACGCATGGAAAATGGCAGAAAAAATAGTTAGACGACATTATACTGATGATGATGTTGCTAAAGCAAGATACCTACAAGATAAGTTTGAAAATGTAAGTACGATTGCAAAAGACAGTTGCTTTCATTTTCATTATCTTGGAAAAAAAGAAACAAGAGATTACGACAACAATGCCAAAGTTGAGGACGCAACAATAGAAAGCCATTTTGATTTTAGACTAAATGGTAGTTTAGATGTTGACAACAATTCTTCATATTCAAGAAGTGATAATGAATATGGCTATGCTTTGTTTCGTGATGAACTAAAAGCACAAGATAATTGCAATCCTGATATTTTGATTGAACAAGAGGGAAAAGATAGCAACCCACATAAAACAAAATATACAGACGCAAACAATAAATATCTTGGTGATGATGACAAAGGTTATGGCAAGGAGTGGAACGAAAAATATCAATTAGATTTAATTGGTAGAGATTATTGTAGAGATAGGTCTATCGCTTGTACTGAACAAGAGTATATGTTCTTGATTGATTGGAAAAAACAAAAAGGTCAATTTGTCATGGCACATCATAAATGGATTAAATCTATTTTAGATCAGATGAAAGAAATTAAAATTGGTTTAAAAGGATATAAATATTTAGATGAAGCAATAGAGTTATCTACTGAACTTGGTTTGAATATTTCAGAAGCCGAAATAATTAGAACTAATAGTACAGGTCTAACTATCTACAATCCTAAAAATCTAGCTGATAGAATAAAAGGCATGAAGAACAAGAGGGTTATCCTATTTATGGTAGGATAACCCATTAATTAGAAAGGATAATATGACTAAAACATTCTACATAACTTATTGGGCAAACAAGCACAAAAAACACATCACAAGACAAGGCAAACATGACGAGAAATCTAGATTTGGAGTTTCTAAAAAAGGTGTTGCGTATTATGTTTATTATGACATGGACGCACATGGATATAGAACTGCAAACACAAGTTGGAAAGTGAGGTATTAATGCCAATAGAAATTAAAGTACTAATTATGTTTATGATTGTTGTTTGTGTTTGGCAAATGGCGAGGTCCAAATGAGCGACTATAATTGGTGTCATGGTCCTGATTGCCATACTCAACAAACACAATCAAGAGTGAGAGGCAGCAAAGGTAATAAGGTTTTAAGAACTATTAAAATAAAACTTGGTACCGAATATATTAGACAAAGTATATTTGCTTATTTTTGTAATCAATCTTGTTTAATGGATTTTATGAATGAGCATAAAGATAGAATAGTTGCACTTGCACCAAGACGCGAGGCACTTGAAACACCGATCAAGGACCCTATAAAAGAAACACATAGTACTGAGTGGGGGCGTACTTGGACCAATACAAGAATTGAAAAAAGAGGGGTTGACAATACTTAAGGGATAGTATAGGATAACTATTATGAAAACAAACATAGACAACAGAACAGAAGAAAGGCGTAATAGATTCAATGGCGAATCTGTTATGTTAACTAAAGAAGAAGCTAACAAACATGATGCAATCTTCATCAATGAGTTAGCCGCAACAATAGAAGATAAGACCGCTGGCTTTGACGGTGCATCTAAACTATGGGACAAAGTACGTAAGGACTTGAATTGGTTTAGACAACACAACGCCAAAGCATACATGGTCTTGCTAGACTAATCGTCAACCTAAGCATGGGCGCTAACGCGCCC